CGTTTTCAATTTGCTTATGAAGTTTTGATTCTACAAAATCCAAAGTCAAATTTTCTAACTCATCAACAGAGGCTCTAAAGTCTTGGTCATCTTTGTAATACTTGTAGAATGTAGACCTTGCACAACCAACTATTTTACACGCAGTTGTAACTATTCCAAGCGATTGCTCTAGCGCTTCTAAAAGATTCTTTTTTACTATGTACGAATTTGTTGTCATAACGCAAAGTTAAAAAAATATAAATACATAAAAAAACCCCCTATTTCTAGGAGGTTAATTAAATAGCTTATTGGGTTTTTCCCTTTATACACTATTCCACCACGTCTGATGTTTAACTTATATTTTAAAATAAATCTTCTAAATCAAAAGCACTAGACAACTCATCAATAGCATCATCAACTAAACCAATAGCACTATCTATTGCAGCCATTTTATCATCGTGTATTTGTGCAGCTTCGCTTTCGTGCCATCTCTCAGACCTTTCATCCATTGCCCATTCCATTGCATCAAATTTGTCTTGCAATTTTTCTTTGATGTTGTTTAATTTAATTAGATTTGATTTCATAATTTCTATTTATTTAATACTTTTTAAAGTTGTTAAAGTTAATTTTAATGCATCGATTGCAAACTCGTTTGCCAATACTCTTGAAAACCCCTCTTTTACAAATGCTTCTTTTAATATTGATCCACAAACTAAAATACTTTTATCACTAAAATTGTTTTCTATTAATTTAACTGCTACTTGACTTAATAATACTTTCATAATTTCTATTTGTTTACACTTCAAAAGTAAAAGAATTTTTTCAATTACACAAGAAAAAACAAAAAAATTTTTAAAAAAATAAAAAAACCTCCCATTTCTGAGAGGTACAAACTTAAATTTTATGAAAAGAATTTTAAACTTGGTCGTTCTTAATTCTCTGCTAAATTATAATTTTTCTTTTAGTTGTGCAAATTTATTTTTTTCTTCTTTATCTTCTTTTACTATAAAGATACTTGGTAAAGGATTATTTTTGCACTCTTCGTAAAGTATATCTTTCCAATCTTTCATAATTTATTTTAAATTATTTTTCTCTTTATTTATTGCGTTAATAAAACCTTTTCTGTTCTTATATTGAAACTGAACAAATAATTCGTCTTTATTCAAGTAAGTTTTTATATATCTAATTTCGTTATCACTCCATTTTATTTCTTGAAAAGTTATGTTATTTATTTTTTCTAAAATTGTCATAATGTTATTTTTGTTTTACACTTCAAAAGTAAAACAATTTTTTCAATTACACAACTTTTTTAAAAGAATTTTTTTATTTTTTTACGAAAACTTTACGAAAACTATTTTCCACACAATTCGCAAACTTCTTTGTCTGTATCGTTTTTGTCGTCTTGGTCGTCATCAATGGGTAAATCAAAAACTGGTAGATCAACCCCCCATTCAACTAATTTTTGAACATCCCATTCATTCGCTAATATATCCCAATCCCATTCTCCAAAGCCTACATTGTCTTTAACAATAAACTCTTGCTTTTGTTCTTCTGTCCAACCTTGTGCAATATCAATCCAAACCTCAAACAATCCGGCAGACTTACAAGCCTTTAAACGCATATTTCCGCCAAGAACAATCATATTCTCATCAACTACTATTGGCCTTTTCTCTAACATCTCAGGAAACGCCTTAATTGACTTGACTAATTTTTTAAATTTAGAATCTTTTATAAATCTTGGATTGTCCGGATTTTCTTTAACAGATGCAATGTTTACTTTTTTTTTCAAAAGAGTAATTATTTATCTTGTGTAAACCAAACAAAAGAAATTCCAACCACCGCAATAAAGAATTGCAGACAATGTTCTGTTTCTCCGGTTAAATCTGTTTCGCCAAAATCGTCATCCATATTAGAATTCCAATAATTAGCGCCAAAGCAAATGCCGAATAAAGCAAAAATAGTTGTGTTGAAGTTTATGTTCATACTTGCCAGTATTTTTTGTAAATATACAAATATAATTCTATAACTTTTTTTTGTGCTTCCTCTTGTGTGTATATTTTTGGCGATACTTTTTTGTCGCCATTTTCATTAATTTCAACTTTTAAACCTTTTTTTGTGGGTAAAACGCCAACAGTAATATTGTTGTTTATGCACCATTGCATTGCCTTTCTGTGTTGGTCAGTTTGCGGAATGTTTATTTTTTTGCTTTTAGGCATTAGTATATTGTTTTTATTATACTATTTGCTACTGCCTCAACAACATCAACTGTTACTGCATTTCCGCACATTTTATATCGTTGTGTATCGCTTATTTTACCACTTTCTCCGTACTGAGTCCAATTATCTGGAAAGCCTTGTAATCGTTCACATTCAATAGGTGTCAATCTTCTTATTTTGTTTTCATTAATTACCTTAAAACCATTAGTTAATCCACTACGTGAACAATGCTGAGTAATAGTTCCAACTATATTTTCTTCTTTTACTTTATTGTTGTAACCATCGTAGATTACCGCCTGATTACAAGCAGTATCTAAAGTTTGTGCAACTCCTTTTCCAACTCTACCCCTACGTGTTTCTGAGTTTGGATTTGAATAATTTATACTATCCCCTTCAGCTGCTTCTTCATAACCTTTACTAGTTGCTGATTTTACTTTAATTACTGGTGTATCGTTAGCAAATCTCCAGTAATTTGTACAAATAGTTGGCATTACAATTTTGTTATGTTTTTTCTTGGATGATTTAATATTCGGTCTTGTTGTTTCTCTGATAGGAAATACTTGTCCTCCACTTCCGTTTCCAAGATATCCGACAAGGTAGATTCTCTCTCTGTTTTGGGGTAGAAACCACTTTGTATTAAGCAATTGCCATTCAAGTCTATAACCCCCAATGTTGGTAAAGGCTTGGATAATTGCCCAAAAGTCCTCGCCATTGTTTGAGGAGAATGTTCCTTTAACATTTTCCCAGATAAAAAAACGTGGTCTACACTCATCGATGAGTCGAATTGCCTCGGTAATAAGGGAGCTGCGTTGTCCTCCCATCCCTTTACGTTTTCCAGCAAGACTAAAATCTTGGCAAGGCGATCCGAAAGTGATTGCGTCAATTTTTGGTAATTGTGTTCCTCGAACATCTGTAACTGATCCGACATAATTTGAATTTTTAAAGTTATTTTTATAAACGTCTATTGCGTATTTATCTACTTCTGAAAAGTATGAGTTTACTTCAAAACCCGCTTTTTCAAAACCTAAGTGAAATCCGCCAATCCCACTAAATAAATCTAAGTGATTAATTTTAATTTTTTTCATTTTTTTTATTTTTAAAATGGTACATCGTCATCGGTTATAACCTCAAACCTTTTTGTATTTAAATCAACATCCCTATAAACACCGCCGTTTTTAAAATCAGGAGCAATGTCAAAATCACCTAATTGGCCGTTTTCTTTTCGCTTTACTTTTTCAACATACATTTTTACAATATCCGAATCAAATTTTGTACGTTGTCCAATGCATCTATAAACTATTAATCCGTTATAGGCCTTATTAAAAAAATCAGCAGAGCCGCTTATATCATACAAGGTTGGCTTTTTATAGTTTCCGTTTTCGCTTTCTATTTTTCTAGGGTGCGCCACTAAAAATAAATGTGTATTTGTTTGCTGACAAAATTGTGTAATTTCTGACAATACTTTTCCGATATAGGAATGGTCTCTTTGCGCTGAATGGTCGAGCATATTCCAAGGGTCAATAACGCAAACATTAATACCTTTTTGAAATACCAATTCTTTAAAATGGTTTAATATTGCTTTTAAAGTTAGATTTTCTAAGTCTATCTTAACCCAAAAGAAATGATCTTCAATAAAATCTTTTGTGTTGTTTAATTGGTTACTATCGCAATTAGTTTCGTTTAATTTATTAGCAATTCTTTTTATGTGGCCCTCATAAGGAAATGATTCAGGAGCAAAGATTGCGCATCTCATATCGTAGGTAGTTGCTAGGTTGCAAAATATTTGGTCAATTACGTCAGACTTTCCTGAATTTGGGATTCCGGTAACTACCGACCACTCTCCTAAAGACATTTTAAAATATGTGTCAGAGTTCGGCAAACCTATTGAATAGTTTTTAACTCCGGCCTCATTATAATTTAAAACCGATTGCCAAATGTCATCAACATTTAAAACGCCCTCCAAAGGAAAGTTCTTAGCGCCTTTTATGACGTTTCTTAATGTTTCTGCTCCCTTAGATATTAAAATCTCGTTAGCGTCGTTAAAATCGCCAAAATCAACGTATTTACAACGATACGCTCCAAACCTTCTGGCAAGTTCTTTTCTGAGTTCAATTCCCGGATTGTCGTTATCTGTGCAAAGTATTATTTCTTTTTTATCTTTAAAGTATTGCCAACAGTTATCCAAATATTCTAGTCTTTGGCTTCCTTTAGACGCACCATTTGGAACAGAACAAACGGAATAAATACCCGCCTCGTGTAAAGTTAAAGCATCCATTTCACCCTCGACAATATAAATCTTGTCCATTTCTTTGATATTGTCAAGTCCATAAAATATAAGTTCCGCATTTGAAACCATTTTAAAGTTTTTCTGCGAATCTCTATATTTTACGTTTACAAGTTCATTCTCTCGGTAGTAGTTAAAGTTTACGGCCCTACGCTTTGCGTTTACTTGCGGAAAATACTCCATTGATTGCCCAACCTTCCAATGTTTTAAAGTTGGCTCTGTGATGCCTCTACCCTTAAACCATTCAATAACTGGATCAGAAATATTTAATTTGATTTTTTGAGGAACAATATATTCTTGCTTTTTCTCAAATTTTGTAGTTCCACCCCAACCGCAGTTGTGGCAATTCCAAAGGCCCTTGTCTAAATCTACTGACAAACATTTATCACGTTTGTTTTTTCTTGTATGGCTGCATTTTGGACATTGTGTTTTAATTTTGCCGGTTGTTTTGTTGCCGACATCAATATTGAAGTCTTGAAATGTTTTCATTAAGTTTTGTTTGTTTTCGCTAAATTAAAAAAATTATTTTAATTCTTGCAACTTTGATATTGTTTTTTTTAAATCATCAATTTTTTGTTGCTTTAGTTCTGATAAAAATTTGAGTCTTAAAATATCTAATTTACCAGGTAAAAACCAATCATCAGGGTAATTAACTTTAATATAATTTTCTATTTCTTTAAATGTTTCTTCCATTACTTTAATTGTTTTGATTTATTAATATTTATTGTCGCTACTTCTTTGTTTGTTAAATTCTTGTTTTTAAAGTCTGTTGTTTTTGGCAAAGGTTTTTCAAACCATTTTAATTTTAGATCCTTTAACTCAAATAAAAAAATTCCTTTTGGTGTGCTATTTATGTAAATTGGAACATCGCCAAACTTTTTTGATTCTTTTATTAGATATTCGTATTTAGGTTTTTCAATTATTAGTTTATCGTAATGCGTTGCTCTGCATTTTAATTCAATTCTGTTTTTTGTTTCAATATCGTAACAATCAGATTTTGAAAAATTTTTACTTGTATCAACCAGCAAACTATAATAGTTTTTTGATAGCCAATTAAACAAATCAGATTCACGCCATTTAGATAGACTTTTACTTGTTGCCATCTTGAACGTATTTTTTTAGTTCTTGAAACTCTTTTGTCTGCAATGTTTGCTTTATATTAAATTCGTATAACTCTCCGCCTTTTGTTTTTGCTCCTAATTCTTTTTGTCCAGTTGCCGGTGAGGTATAAATATAATATTCAATAATCCCTTTTATTTTGTTATATCCTATTGGCTTAGTTTTAGAGCGATAATCTTCCATAAACCTATCAATGTACTTTATGCCGTTTTTATCTGTGTTTCTTAATTTAAGAATACTTAAAAAGTTTTTAGACCAAAACTGGTCATCTCTTAAATCTTTTGCCACGTTGTAAACATCTCGTAAATTATATTTATCAATGCGCTGAATTTTATCTAAACATTCCAACCATTTGTTTTTTTGCGCTTTTGTTTTCGGTCTATAATTTAAAGGAAAAAGGCTTATGAAATGTGGAAACGCCTTTTCAGTAATCTCAGTAAATATAGGCGCTTTTACATTTCGTACATTATTCTTTTTTATATTATTTATATTATTATTAATATATATAACCTTGCGCTTTTCGTCAATAGGGCTATTGATCTTTTCGTCAATAGGTATTGCGCTTTTCGTCAATAGGGTAGAAATGTAAATTCTCCTCTCTTTTATGTTCTTTGTTCCCTTTTCATAAATCATTTTTATTTTTAGAAATTTGTTTCTTTCTAAATTAGAAATCCATCTCGAAACGGTAGATTTTGAAACCTGATAAAGTTGTGCAAAATATTCATTAGAGGCGTAACAATAGCCTTTATCATTTGCTAGGGCGGTAAGTTCGCCATACATTAATTTTTCGTTAGCCTTTAAGTTTTTAGCGTATCTGACCTCTGCCGGTATAACGGCATAATAGTTTTTCTTGTTTTCCATTTTGAAAAAATATTTTTACAAATTTAGCTGATATTTTACAGAATCGCAAAATTTTCTTAACTCTTCAAAGATTTTTTTAAAATCCTCGAGAGAAATCTCGCTATCCTCGTACTTGTGCCAAAGCAATTCAATTAGTAAATCAAATTCAACTCTAGTTGATTCGCCAATATAGTTGTAATTAACTGATTCGTCAATTGTTTTGCTTTGCGTGTATCTCACCTTTTGTAAATCAGGATTAAAATAAATAATTTTGTACTTCATTTTTATACGCTTTTAAAATAATTATCAATAGTTTCTTTACAATCGTCAAAGTTATTTAACCAAATAGCCTTCCAATTGCATTTTTCAAGCCATTTAAGCCATTCTTTTTGTTTTGGCGTTGGTTTGTTATACTTATATTTTAATTCTATCGCTAAACCGCTTTTTTCTGCGTTTGGCGTAAAAATAAGTAAATCAGGTATTCCAGGCTTTGTGCCAAGATATTTCAATTTGTATTGTTCAAAAGGCGATCGTTTACCCTCATTCATTGGGTGTGTAAAAATTGCGTTCGGATATTGCATCTGAATATAATTAATTACGGCCCTTTGGAGTAAATCCTCGCCTTTTAAATACTTTTGGTATGGATTTGACCTAGCCATTAAATTGCATTGTCTAAAACGCCAATTAAAAAGCGTAATTCTGAACGCTCTAATTCTGCAAAAAACATTTTGTTGTCTTTGTAAATTGTTACGTTGTAATAATCTTTTTTTGATTTTTCAATTTTTATCTCTAATTCGTCCACAGTAAAGGTTTTTTTTGTTGGGTTAATGTTTCAGTTCTAACAATGTCATCAGTCTCAAATTGAGCCAATTTTTTTTGTTCTTCTCTTTTATTTAAAAATTCTTCTCGTTTGTCTTTTAACTTGTTAAGTTTAAAAAGTAAAATATTTATTTCGCTTTCAATATCTGTAATCAACACTTCTTGGTTTTCCATAAAAAAATTATTTTCAACCAGTTTGTAATTTTCTCTAAAATAAGGATCGTAGTTTAACAAATCTTTTGCGCTTTTAACGTGATGCACAATTGTTGCGTGATTCATATTTAAAAATTTTCCGACTTGCACATATCTAAATCCTTTGACCTCATAAAAAGCAATTAAGCAAAATATTTTTTTTGCATCAACAACCTCTCTAACTCTGCTTTTATCTTTTGGGTCTTTTTTTAAGTGTCTTATAATTAAGTTTCTTAGTAATTCTAATTGTTCAAACATATACTATTTTATAATATTAAACTTCCATCTTCAGAAAATTCATTCCAATTATAGCCTGAAACAATTCCGGTCTGTTTATATATTTTCCAATCGCCAAACGCTCTTTTCCAACCCTTACGCCCTTGTTCAATCATTTCCTCACTTAATCCGTAAACCTCTACCGAAAATGGATAATTAGTTTCAACCGCTATAAATCTAAAATTTTCAGCCGGTATTCCTAACATATCAGAATAAAATGCGCATTGTAAGTGATACCCATATTTGTAAACGTCTCTTTTAAACGCCATTGGTGCATTGTCTTGGCACGTTTTAACATCACTAATAAAGTTTTCAACTCTATTTAAACAATCAGGCCTCACACGAACTTGCAAACCCTCGTGTTCTAAATAATGCGACAATTCAATTTCGCCTTTGCAGTATTTTTGTGCTAAATCGTGATTTCTAAAGTTGTTAAGAATCGCAGTTATTTTTTGGTGATCATCAAATGCGACTAAGGATTTACCTTCCGCCTTTTCTTGCTCCATTGCAAATTGCTCTTTTCCCGCCTTTGTACGTCTGTCAATCTTTGGCATAACGTGAAAGTCTTTATAGTACAATTCAGGCTCTAACATTGCGCAATGTACCGCAGTACCTAACGCCATTGCAGAGGATTCAAAAGGCTTTTGATTTAAAAAGTGATAAACTGATTTTTTAAATATTGCTTTTAAACCTGATGCGCTTATTCCAGGCGATGAGTGATAATCCTCGTTTGTGTCAAATAACGCTTTTACTTCTTTTTGTTTTGTTTCCATTTGTTTTTTATTTAACGATTGATGTTATAAAAAGAATAATTATTGCCACTATTACTGATAGCAATAAATAAGTTGTTAATCCTATTCTAGTTTTTGATTTATTCATATTTCTATAATCTATTGTCACAGATGTAATCTGTTTGTTCTTTTAAAATTTGTTGTAATTTTTCATTTTGTTTTCGCAATGCCTCAACTTGCATTGTTAAAAATTTAATTAAATCGTTTTCCATAATTTAAGATTTTAAATGTTAATATTTGCCTAAATTAAAAAAATACTTTCAATTAAAAAAATAATTTATAAAAAAAAGCGATTCCAATATGAAACCGCTTATTGTTTTTTGCTTGTCAATTACCTAAAATGGTAAATCATTTACTGGAGCTGCCGCTTTTGCTTTTTGCTCAGTTTGTGCCTCAGGCTTCCAAGTATTAACAGAAACCGATACATCTTTTCCGTATTGGTCAGCCTCTTTTTTATCGCTAATATTTAGCTTTACATATTTTTTTCCTTCATATTCAAAAATATGTTCTGCCGGTAGATTTGACAGATTAATTGTTACGGCTCTAAAAGTTCCGTACTCTCCTTTTACTTGTTTACCGCCTCCGCAGTAGATTGTTTCTTTACTCATTGTTTTACTATTTTAAATTAAACTTATTTACTATTTGTTCTCTGTAATCTTTTTTCATTTTAAACGTATTTAAAACCTTTTCGGCTTGGTCTTTTGTAGCCTTTAAAGTTGCGTTTAATTGTGATTCAGTTAGCCATTTTTTATTGTCTGACTTTTGATTTGTAACGGCGTTTTGAACTTCGTTTGCAGATGCTATGGAAGTATCTATTCCGATTCCCAAATAACCCAACGCTCTACCTAAAGCGGAGGTAAATCCATTCTCTACAAAAGAAGTTTTATTTATGTAACTTGAATCTCTGTATTCTTGTGCGTGTGCCGATACAATAGCCTCTCCATTAGAATCGTATATTGTTACTTTAAAAATACCTTCAGTATCATTAATACTGACAATATCCTCTTTAATTCCAAAGCCTTTAAATTCATTTGTATTTCTAAAATAAATTAATCGCTCATTAACTGTGATGTACTCTTTTCCTTTAATGTTTATTGTTTTCATAAAATTTAAAAATTTAAGGTTAATTCAATTCCATTCAAATTAAATTCAGCGCCTTGTAATATTGACACTTCATTAATTGTAAAAGTTTTTGGATTTTGTAAACGTGATTTTAATGTTGGCATTGTGCAATCTAGCAATCTACAAACATCATAACGTTTTAAATTTAGCCGTTTCATTTCGGCCTTAAAGTTGTTTTCAAACATATTTTCTATTTATTTTGTTATGCAAAAATAAAAAAAAACTTTCAAATAAAAAAATTATTTTTAAAAAAAACCGCCGAGTAACAAAGTTGTTAAACGACGGCTGACAAACAAAACAAAAGAAAAAGTTTAATTTATTATGCTAGTTGTTGGAGTGTCGTCATCATTATTTGGCAAATGCGACGTAACTTGAAACTCTGCATTTTTTAAGTTATAATTAAGGCCATCAATTATTGTGGATTGTGGATCATAATTATTTGCAGAAAAATAAAACCATATTTTATTGTGAATAGACATCGGCTCCCTTTTTAAGTTTCTAAAAGTTCCAGTATATCTTGTAACATAGTCTCTATAATCATTAGATATATTTTTACCTAAAACATTCATTAAATCAATACTATTTGGTTTAAATGTTGTTGTAGGATTTGCGTCTCTAGTTCTAAAATATCCAGACTTTTGGTCAGGTATTCTAGTAACTTTTTTAATATTTGTATTTATGCCGGTGTTGGTGAGTTTAGATATAAATGTTTGATTTGATTGGTCTGCCGATGTTTTAGTTTGCAATATCTGCATATTATCAAAATACGTTGTATTGTAATCAGAATCTGAACATTTTGTGTTAGATATAATAAATCTAATTGTTGTTGTTGTATCTGTGCCAATATTTAAATCAGTATCGTTTAAAGAAATGTTTAAATCAACCCACTTGTTTGGCGTTACTGTTGTTATTAAATTAGTACCTCCATAAGTTGAAGAAAACTTTCCGGTTGCGGCATCCCAAAAATATCCAACACTTCCTAATGTTGTAAAAATTGAATATTGAAATATTGCTGAAACGTCAGAGTTTTGAGAATTTAAAAAATTAAAATAATATTTTAGTTTACAAGTAAAATCAGAATATTTTACCTCTTGTGGATTAAAAACTTCGGTTTCAAAAGAAAACATTTGTATGAATCCACTAGTTGGCGCAATATCTGTAAACTTTAAAGAACGCCTACCTTTAAAAGATATTTCATCAGTTGCTATTTCTGCGTAATATGGTATGTAGGTGATTTCAAAAGTAGAATTTACTCCAAAAACATCGTCAAAAGGAATTGTCAATATATCTCCAACTAAATATCCTTGTCCTCTGTTTGTAATTACAAAAGATTGAACACCTCCACTAGATATTGTTGCACTTATAATCATACCGGTACCGCTTCCACCCGTTGGCGTGTAGTTTCTTGTGCCATCAGGAAAAAAACCACTACCTGGATTTGTTATCGTAAAACCATATGAAACAGACTGACTTTCTAAAATATTAAAACCAAAATCTCCATATTCAAAACCTGAATTATAAAAAGCGTTTTTTGTTTTTAAATAACTTCCAACAATATGAACTTGTGATGCCGGTTGCAAAAACTCTCTTGACAAACTATTTCCGGTTTCTTTTAAATCGCTTTTATTGCTGAAAAGTATTTGTCTCCTTTCATTTACAAGACTAGCACCTAGATAGTTATATTTTCTAAAATCAACATATTCTTTTGAGGTGCTTTCATATTGTGTTGTGATTCTATTTCTAATATTTGTCGGTGTAACTGCTGTTTCTTGTAATTCATTGTAAATAATATCTTTAACGTAATAATCAAAAATATTTGTTACCTCAACAATATACCATTTGTTATAAGATTGGTATATTCTTAAATTAAATTGTTTTAATAAAAGTTCTAATTGTTGCTTTGCGTTTAACAATCCATAATCTCCGGTCATTTCATCATAACCAAAATCTAAAGTTGTTATATTCTCAAAATCGCTAGTTGTTATCGGGCCAAATGTTCTGTATTT